TCTAATGAGTCATTTATTGATGCCAAATCAGCAACCACGTCATTTGTAGTATCAACAGATTGATTAAGCTCATTATCTATCTCTAACGACTTAATCACTGTGCCCGGTGTAAAGTCATACAGCCGAGCTTTTATTGTAGTTATTAGGTTTAATAACCCCATAAGCATTCTCCTTTCCTATTCAACACTTGATGTTTTATCAACTTTCTTGTTTTTAAATACCACACCCACCGCGTATAATAAAAATACACTGTCGAGTTCTGTGGTTTCGATTGTCATGTCTAAACGCTTACCTTTTAATTTTATAGTCATATATCTTGATACAAGTTCCGAGAAGTCCCATACCGAAGAACCGAAGATAGCTTCATCGTAGACTCCCGACTCATCAGTCTCTACTTCCGATGAGAACGGCATATAATCTACAAAACCGCTTACTGTATAAGTAGATTTCAGCGCCTCGTACTGTTTAGATAATATTAATAATGCTTTGAATTTCTTTATTACAAAGGCATCCACACCCAATGTCCCGAAAGGACTGAGGTTTATCTTAGAATAGATAGCCTCCCCTCTATCGTTCGTATAATCCCTGCTGGCCTCTACTACATCACCTGTTCCCCAATCAGCAAATAGCAAATCATCTGAATAATCTACTATCATTTCTTTTGGCGCAAGTCCTGTATAATGAGACCAAGCCTCTCTGCCTGTATTTATCCAGTTATAAAAATGAAATACTAATATAAGATTGTTCGTGGTTCCCTCGCTAGGAACAGCCAGTAAATATTTATCATCAGACACAATACCTACGATAGGAGACCTGAAATACTCATCCCCAATTGTTATATCATCAATCAGAGGTTTTATGTTAGAAGATACTTTTATTGTAGATATGGCGTTTGTTTCTAATCCTTTAAGAGCCCATATTCCGCCTCTACCCATAAAAAATAAATAATTATCCATCTTAACAATACTTCTATACGATATCGCTCCCGCGTGTACATCTAATCTTTTAAACACAACATCATCCATAGGACTTACTCCGAACCAAGCAAATATTGA